AATGCGAATATTGGCGACGACGTTGGGAGTGCCAGCGCCGTTGTGGTATAGGACGATTTTGCCAGGGCGAGATTTTCGCCCGTAATCGTTGAGGTCGGTGATGACGCCGGAGATGTCCACGAGGTCAGAGAGTCGCTGAGTACGTTGAGCGTCGCCCCCGATCTCGACGTGGTTGTTGATCCCCAAGGCCTGCTCAAAGCTCGTGAAGGGGGCTGCGTTTTCTGGGACCATTCCAATGATGATCTGGATATCCCCATTGCGGACGACAAATCCGCTGAGCTTGACGTCGCTAATGATGACGCTGTCGTAATTCCTGACGACTTCGGCGACCATCGTGTTGTCAGTGAATCGATAGTACCAATCGGGTTTCCCACGAGTCGCTTGTCCGATGATGTGTTGTTGGAATGAAGCAGCCATGATTGAAGGGAACTTGATTCATTAAGCTCATATGGAAGCTCCCCGTCAAGTCCGAATATAACCCAAGTATGTGAGGGCGACACAAGGACGACAGCTCTGACAGCCACAATCTCGGCCAAATGATCGACAGCTACTGCGCGAATATTATGCTCTCTGAGGAAGAGAACAAATTCTTCTTGGCAAATTCCGCGCAATCGGCGAATCTCGGCTTGAGTCACACGAATGCCAAGTTTACGAACAACGCTCAAAGCGCAATCAGAAGGGGCGTCAAAAATGCGGGGCGAGTCGCGACCGCAAGTGGCCGTCCTCTTGAAGAACTCGAAATCCCGAAGCATGGCGGCCGTGCGAAAAATGACATCAATATCTTCGTTCGAGTAAAACGGGTACATCATTTTGACGGCATAAAAAACAACACGAACGTCCTCTTCAGACATAGCAACTTGTCTTGATACGTACGATCGATGGAGTTCCTCGATCGAGACGGATTCATCCCTCAACCTCGCGAAATGGCGGCAAAAAGACCTGACAGGGTCGGCTACGAAATGGTCAGTGAGCCACAAGCGACCAGCGTGATAAGGAACCGTATCAACGGCAATCTTCAGCACAGTCGGAGCACACAGCACAGTGAGCGCGTCTCGAGCAACAAGATGGCCGTCCGACAGCCAGTCATCGCCTTTCTGCAAAACATGAGACTTGGCGACCGATGCGGTGGTGAAACGAGACGCGACGGTAACAAGCATCATGTAGCAATTAGCGAGGAGGGTAAATGGGTCACCGCTGGGCAAAGACCACGCTATCGTCCCGGAAAAAGCGCCTGGTTGAAGAGATCGAACGGCGTAGTACGACCGCATGAGAACGTACAATTCAATGACTTCTTCATCGATGCCCAGTTGTCTTAAGAACCACGCGAAAGCCAGAACCTGTGCACCAGTATGTTGGGAGTCCTGCCGGGAAACATCAATTTGCGTGTTCTGCGTGAAATCGACGCCCCATTGCCGCACAGCTCGAGCCAATTCGTCATCCGAATAGCCGCAGTCAATAATGCACGTTGAACGCAGAATCTCTGAACACCGCCGGAAAGCTTTCGTCTGTGCGTCGAGGAAGCATGCAGAGTAGGATGGGTCATTGGCGACAATCTGTTGGCCGTACTGTATTGTTCCAGCAAAGCCCGGCACGGGCTTGCACTTGACCTGCGTCTTAAGGAAACTTACGAACGTCGTTGAACGACGGCTCTCGCCAAATCGCTCATCAATCGACTCAAGGAACGTCGGAGTACGACGCCGAAGCCAACTGCTGATTGAATCCTCGCTCATTTCGAAAGTGGGACTTTCGACGTAACAATCCACGAAGCGTTTGATCATAATACCCGCGTTGGCGACCTCGACAGGTGAGACAAACTTCTTCTGAGCAGGCGTTAAATTGCGAAGGCAGAAATTACGCAACGATTCGAAAGAAGACCCAGAAACCTGAATGTCCGCCATCTTGTGCGCATCAATGAACGACGAGCGCACATCTTTACGGGTCACTAGGGCGCTAGGTGCAGTCATTTTCAAGAGACGCATGGGAGCGTCAATCTTGAACTCAACCGCATGCTCATGATCTTTGATGAGATCAAAGTTCGTTTGCGAGAAAATAACGCCTTGGATTTCTTCGTCTGTAACAGCTGGAAATACAGCTGGATGTAGCGAATGTAATGACACAGGGACGTTCCACGCATGCATGATGTTGGTGCCGCGAGTGACGACATCAGGGAAAGCAGGGCGAGAAATGATGCTGGCACGCGACACTTCTGCTGAATGAATGAGTCTGTCGAGTGGGAACTTCGGCACATATCTCTTGCTGAGGGGAAGCGCTCCGTTAACGAAAGGAAGTACATCAAA